TATCTGGTAAGATAGTTCTAGGGACTCCCCTAGCGGCCACCACGCCTGACGCATCACCTTAACTAGCCTTATGCCAGCAAGTTTGATTCAGTCACTCCCGTGTTGGGTTCGTCAACTCAACAAATATATTATTGCATTAAAAAAGGGGTATGTCAACCCCTTTTTACATATTTGATGAAATCAAAACTTAGAAATCTAGGTGATGATTATCCTGACCCGTCTCCTCATCATAATGAACTGGCATTTCATTAGAGAATGCAGGAACACTAGTCATCCAGTCAATCAACTTATCAACTCTTTCTCCACCGCCACCGCCACCAGATGCTCTTGCATCACATTTAGCAGCAATATCTGCAACTGCTTTTTCTAATGCTTGAAGTCTTGCCTCCACTTCTACATCATACTTTGACATAGATGCTCCACTTGCTGACTTTCCTGCTGTTCCTTTTGACATAATCTTAATCTTTTTATCTGTGATTATTTATAAAACAACTCTTGCTTTAACCTTTTCATCTATTTTTTCTTCAACTTTAACTTCTTCAACAGGCCATGGAACATCATATGTCCAAGTTTTTTCTGTCTCAAAAGTTTCTTCTGGATTACCTATACACCTTTGCAGCACTCTAACAAATACAGTATCTTTTTTAAATACTGGTTGAGGAGTAACTATTCTTCCAAGTTCAATATACTCTACACATGAAGTTGATTTTGGTTCCACTACAGGAACATACTTTACTTCTTTAGGCATGATTAAAAGGGTTTAGGATGGGTTGTAACATCACCATGTATCTCACCAATATCATCAATATGGGCATGATCAATGGCATCAATATGTTCAATATGACCGTGATCAATATCAATATGCCATTTCCTCTCTAAAGCATCAGCAATCCTTTCGAGTGCTGATGCAATGCGGTTGAACTCTTCACTCATAGTAATCACCTTTAGTGTAAGCAGGAACACCATCAGGGTCTAACCATTTGGTGTATTCAAAATCTTCCATAGCAGTGGTCAACTGCATACCATTATCACAAAGATACATGTCCTTGTATCTCCTCGTGTAACTATCCATCTTTTGGATGCGAAAGTCTGGTTTACCATTATCTAGAGTTCCAGACTCAACATAACGATAAGGAAATCTGTCAAGAAGAACGTTCATTTAAGTTAAGACCTTTAGGTCTTCTGCCATTACATCCATTAGTATATCATAATCCTCTAGCGGTTCGCCAGTAAATTCTATCATTTCTACGTTTTTGTAATATTTCTTAACCTTCTTGTATAATTTGGGATTTTTTACATCTAGATAAATCTCTTTTCTAACTGCTGATTCTAGTGTTCTGAGATCTTTCTTAAACTTTGAAGTAAGCGTCATTGCTTTGTTTGGTTGACAGTAAAAGTATAAAGGGTTAATTAGAGTGTGTCAAGTTTCTGCACTACCTCCCATAGTATGAAGACGAACGTACTCATCAGATGGAACTAATACTGCCTGTATTTGTCCATCTGTGACCGCAATCTTTTCTCCTTGTTCAACTCTTTTAATAATACTATCAGAATCTTTTACATATTCTTCTATAGTAATAGTTTTCATTCGTTTAGGGTTGCTGCGTGATCTTTGTCAAACTGCTCTAAACCTTTATCGGTAAGAACATGTTGATACATTTTGTGGAATACTGCTGTTGGCATGGTAACAATATCTGCACCATACTCAAAAGCTCTACCAACATCTCTCACTCCTCGAAGAGATGCTGCTAGAACCTCAGTAGTAACATCATGTCTTTGGAAAACGTTTGCAATATCCTTTACTAAGCACAACCCACCAAATGAATTATCATCAACTCTACCTACGAATGGTGATACATATGCAGCACCTGCTTTTGCAGCAAGGATTGCTTGTGCTTGAGAAAATATAAGTGTTACGTTGACCTTTATATTATTTTCTGATAACTCTCTACATGCAGTAAGTCCATCTGGTGTACATGGGACTTTGATTGTAGCAACCTTACCAAATTTTTTGTGCAGTCTTTTGCCCTCGGAAATCATATTAAGATCATTTCCAACGACCTCCATGCTTATATCACGGAGTCCTAAGTCTTTTACTTCTTGGTAGACTTCTTCTGGATTTCTACCACTCTTTCTAATTAATGTAGGATTAGTTGTAAGACCATCGACAAGTCCAGTTTTAAATCCTTTTGCAATTTCAGATACTTCAGCAGTGTCTAAAAAGATTTTCATGATAATTGATTTGTATGAATTATATAGGCTACCCCTGCCACACAGCGTTAGGCATTTGCGAGGCAGGTGTCCGTAACATAAATGATACTACAAAATACAAGAAAAACCAAGTGATGTTAAACAATAAGTTTTGATTCCAAAAAAATCGTCTGACTCTAACTGCTATTGCAATGTCTGCTTCGGAAAAATTATCTCTAAATTTTGTTACTCTTTCTATAATAAAGGCAACAACTAAACAAATAAACAATGGTATAAACCAAAAGTCTAAGAAGTTCATAACGAATAGTAAAAATTCTTTCATTTCTTTAATAGTGCTGGTACATCTCCATCATCATCGTCATCGTCATCCATAGACTCTTCTAACTTAGACTGTAACTCCCGTATCCTTTCCTGCAATTGATTATATTCATCAATATCACATGCCTTGGAACCAAAGTTAACAACCATTAATTCATCACCTTGCTTTACATCTCTCATCTCAGGATGAATTGCTTTAGTGACAGTCCTTCTAGTTTCACGTATGCCCATAGGAGAAGAACCTTCACTACCTATTTGCCACCCTCTTACTATTGAGCGAACCGCTACTACGAAAAGGGCAAACCAAGTAAAAGTAAATAGAAAATCAGTTAATGGATTCATATGCCTGGTAATTTATCCAACATTGGCATGATATCAGTTTCCACTCTCTCTACAATTCTATCTATAATGTCAACATCCAGTCCAGCAAATGGAGGGATGATACCTAGTATTCTAAGTAATCCATCAAGAAATAATGCTAGTGCGGTAAACCCTAATATCATACTAATAATAGTTGCTTCACGATTATGCTTCTCCATAGAAAGTCTATCAATCTCTCGTGCCTCTTCCAAGGCAGCAGCAACCATCGCATCCACTTCTGCTTTAGTGTAACAGATACTCTTAATTTTATCTTCTGTCATTGTTGGCATAGATATGCTTCTATTATAGCAGGTGCGTCAAGTGATTATTTATAACAATATACTACATCATTTCCCGTATATGTGTGGAGGGTCTTTCCCCCATCTTTGCTTTCTTGTCCCTATCTAGTTGATATAATTTTGACATCATCTCTTGTTTTTTTTCAATATCACTCAACTTCTTATGGACTTCCTTGAGTTCTGACTCAATAGAGTGGTCTGTCATCTGGTTTTAAAATGCTTCTCTTAAACCTCCTTGTCTAAAGCTACACGACAAGTTGTTGATTTAAGTATTATTATTTATCTAATTTCAAAATTTAATCTGCGAATTTTACGCTTTCTTCTTTGCTCCTGCCATGCAAGATCAGAGTCGGTTAACCCTTCCTTTTTACTTCTCTTCCTACTATCAGTTACGATAATAGTTTTAGATAAATCAGAGGCAGTAAAGGTATCACATTTTACCAAAAGCATATTTGGACAACCACAACTATGATCGCCCTCTTTAACTTCTTTATTACATTGTTTGCATCTTACTACTAACATTGTTCTTTCATTTAACTCTACCATAATCATCTTCTAATCTAACTATATCATCCTCTCTACATTCTCCTCTCTGTACTTCTATAAACCATATACCATCATCTCCACCATTTAAACGATGAATTTGTTTAGGTGGAATGTAAGCAGATTCACCAGGTTTTATAGTTGATGTAATATCATCCTGCGTTATGGTTCCTATCCCCTCAAGGATAGTCCAATGCTCCTCACGATTATTATGATATTGTAAAGAAAATTGTTCGTTTGGTTTCACGAATATTCTTTTTACTTTATAATCAGTATGTTCATCGAGAGTTAGATACCAACCCCACGGTTTAAATTCAAACTTTTTCATTCTGGATTTTGTTCTAATGATATGATGTCAAGGTGTTCTACATCATCTAATTCAATCCACTCCTCAAATTCTGCATAGAGTGCGATTTTTTCTCCACATAATTCAGATGTTTCTATTTTATCAATAGCCCACTCTCTTGCATGTGCGACTATTTCATCAGTCGTCTTTGGTTTCATAGTAATCTTTTCTAAAGTATCTTGAGAGGATGTTACTATTATAGAACTTTGGTGTTCCGTCGTCAAGTTGCTCTGTAAGAACTCCGTGTGCAAAGAGTTGTCTGGTTTCCTCGAAGTTTGTTTTGCCCTTTGTATGATGTAATGATAGGATAGTTCGACTAAAATTTTCTCTGCCCATCTTCCCAATCTCTTCTTTAAGTTCTGGACAAGACCCATAATACTTTTTCCAATCAGATTCAGATTTTACTTTGCGTTTTTTACCCTTTGGGGTTCTAAACTGCCAGAAGTATTTACGTCCAATATATTGACGACCATTTTTTTTATTTGTTATGCAGTAAACAAATCCATAATGATCACCTATATTTGTAGATTCAAATACTTTTGAATTATATCTCCAAGGATTCTCATACTTAATAGTCATACTCGTCAAGGACATCCAATGCATTATTTAGAATGCGTTGAGCTGCCCCTCTTTGACGATCATCCCATTCAGGATACCAACTCTTACTTGCAAGACCTGCTTTCATCTGATCAAGTCTAGCAGTCATGTCTATCTTTTTAAGTCTTCCATTCATATATTCAGGATGCGATGGGAAAGGTGGAGAAGGTCTCATACACTTTCCTCTATTTAATCACAAACTATAATTTAAAACCACTGAATGTGTCCTTTTTGACATCTTGTTTGATTCCCCCCACAACATATGACTCAACTTCTGTCTCCTGTGGTGCTACCTGTAGACCCTTAGAACTAATCCAATGCTCTGTCCAAGGTAATGGATTGTTCTTAGCAGGTATATCATACTGTGGTTTCAATCCAATAGATCTTAATCTACGATTTGCAACCCACTCAACATACTGCTGAAGTAACTTATCATTCAATCCAATCATACTACCATTCTTGAATAAGTAGTCTGCCCACTTCTTCTCTTCATTAACACACTTATTAAACATTTGATATGTCCATTCCTCCTCTTCCTTTGCTATGACTTGCATCTCTGGGTCGTCACCTTTTCTCCAATTGTTTAAAATATTTTGGGTAATGGCAAGGTGCTGGTTCTCATCTCTGGCGATGAGTGATATAATTTTTGCTGATCCCTCCATGAGTTTGAGTTCACCGAAAGCGAAAGAGCAAGCAAAAGATACATAAAAACGAATACCCTCCAAGATGTTGACATTAGCTACTGCACGATAAAGTTTACGTTTAACTTCTTTCATTTCAAGAGCAGGTAAAGAAGTTTCTAAGTCTCTGCTATCTGCCCAAAGTCTACTTTGACCCCACTGCTGTGCTTCATTCAAGAAGTCATCATAGGAACCAGTGACCGTAGCAGCACGTTCTAGTATGCGTGGGTCATGAATGATAGTATCAAATACCTCTGAGGGGTCTGGATACACGTTCTTAATCACATATGTATAGGAACGACTATGAATCATCTCCATGAAAGACCAGCATTCCATACATGCTTCTAACTCAGGTAGAGAACAATATGGTAAAAATGCCATACCAGGTGCTCTACCTTGTACGGAGTCCAGCATGATCTGATACTTAAGATTAGAAGTATAGATATGCTTCTGTTCTGGTCTTAGAGTTTGATAATCTCCACGATCTTTCTGTAGAGATACTTCTTCAGGTCTCCAGAAATATCCTAGTTGAGACTTAGTTAAGTTCTCAAATGATGGATATTTAAAATTATCATATCTTTGAACTCCTAAAGGAGCACCAAAAAACATTGGTTGCTTTTTGGTATTAACATCTTCCGTGTTAAACACGGTCATGCCTTTCACCGTAGTCATAGATTTTTGCTCTGTTGATGAGATTTTAAATTGCACAGGATTCGCACTCCTCTTCGTCTGCTTGGTCTAGTTCTTCGAGTAAGTTATTTAGTTTTGAATTACCTTGAATACCAACGTCATCAGCATTAGGAACTGATATCTCAACTTCATCTGTCTTATTATCATATGTGTTTTGATAATAAGAAGTTTTCCAACCGTACTTATATGTAGTTAAAAAATCATTTGCCATAACGCTCGTAGGAACCTCTGACCCGTCATAATGTTGCGGGTTATACGACCAATTACCACTAATCGCTTGGTCAAAAAACTTCTGCATCACTGCTACTACATTAATGTAACCAGTGTTGTCCTTCATGTCCCATAACAAAGTATAATTATTCTTCAGAGTCCCATAAGATGGAACAATCTGCTTAAGTGGTCCTTTCTTTGATTTCTTAACGGACAAGTAATCTCTAGGTGGTTCAATTCCATTGGTTGCATTTGACACAACGGAACTGCTCTCCGATGGCATTTGTGCCGACAGTGTTGAGTGCCGTAAACCGTGTTTAAGGATAGATGCCCTAAGAGATTCCCAATCATGCTGTAGCGGTTGTGAACAAATTTCGTCTACGTCCTTCTTATATGTATCAATTGGTAGAATCCCATCAGCATATTTGGTACGTCCAAAGTTTTCACAATATCCTTTTTCTTCTGCTATCTTATTTGATGTTTTTAAGAGGAAGTATTGAAAGGATTCAGATAAACCATGCACTGCATCCCATGCTTCTTGCGACTCATATTTGAATCCCAGTTTAGCCAAATAATGTGCTAGACCTATAAATCCTACCCCAAGACTTCTTCGTGCCTTTGTAGCAATTTCTGCTGCCTTTACAGGATACTTCTGGTAATCAATCAACTCCTCCAATCCTCTGACAGACAAGTCACATAATTCTTCCAATTCTTTGTCTGAATTTATCTTACCAACATTGACTGCTGAAAGAATACAAAGTGCTATCTCACCTAAGTTATCATCAATGTGCTGTATAGGATAGGTAGGTAAAGTAATCTCTTGACATAGATTACTCATTTCTATCTTATCTTTAAATGATGAGTGACTATTGCAGTGGTCTATATTCATGATATAGATACGACCAGTCTCTGCTCTTTCCTTTAATATGTTGAGGATAAGTTCGTGTGCTCCAATTGTTTTTCTTGGGATGGATTCATCTGATTCGTAACGGCAATATAAGTCATCAAACTTATCGGTCCCAAAACTCTCATACAAGCCAGGACAATCATGAGGGGAAAATAACGAGATTTCTTTATTTTGGAGAAAGCGTTCATAGAAAAGTTTTGAGATCTGAATTGAGTAGTCTAATTTGCGAACACGATTATCTTCAGTTCCTTTATTATTTTTAAGGACAATTATGTCTTCGATTTCTTGGTGCCAGATTGGGAAGTGGACAGTTGCTGATCCACCACGGATGCCATTTTGAGTGCAGCATCTGACAGTGCTTTCAAATTTTTTGAGGAACGGGACAACACCTGTGTGCTGAACTTCACCACCCCTGATTTTAGCGTTGATGCCCCTGATTCTACCTGCGTTGATACCGATACCCGCCCTTTGTGCAACGTATTTGCCAATTGCCATATCACTGCTAAAGATAGAATCGAGGGTGTCATCAATATCAACAAGAACACAACTAGCAAATTGTCTAATTGGTGTTCTAACCCCTGCCATGATTGGCGTTGGGATGTTGATTTTGTGTCTGCTGATTGCGTTGTAGTATCTTCTGACATAATTCATCCTCGTCTGTTTTGGGTATTCTGCAAATATTGTCAATGCAATCATTATATACATGAACTGGGGTGTTTCATATACTTTCCCAGTGCTTCTATCTTGCACAAGATATTTATCTGCTACCTGCCTAAGACCAGCATATGTAAAAAGAAAATCTCTAGTATGATCAATAAATCCATTTGCTTCTGCAATTTCTTCTTTAGAATACTTGTCATAGATTGCTGCATCATAAACCTCTTTACTTACACAATCAATAATATGAGATTCTAGATGGGGTATTTCTCTAATCTTTCCATACAAACTCTTTCTAATAGCAAATAGAAGTAATCTTGCAGCAACGAATTGATAATTAGGATGCTCAAGATCTATAAGGTCACTAGCAGAACGAATGAGAATTTCTTGTATTTCTTCTGTACTAATACCATCATAGAATTGGATACCTGATTGTATCTCAACCTGACTAGCAGAAACACCTGCAACACCTTTAGTTGCTTCTTCTACCATCACATGAATTTTCTCTAGGTCAAGAGGTTCTACACCTCTACCATTTCTCTTTTTAACACTGATTGGTTCTTTACTCATATTCTCTTCCAAGTGGTAAATTTAAGGGTTGCTTCTAGTCCTTTATATATGTTTGATTCTACTATGTTTTGAACATCATGTCCAGATAGAACCATATCATTTATGTCCTTTTCCTTAATATTGGATGGCCATATGACAACTGAGTCGCCTCTACTGATGGTATTGGAGATTCTTGTCGTAATTTCTTTAGACCTCGGTTCGTTATCATAAATCCAAATAGGATTGCTAATACCCCAGTTCCCAACATTACCGTCTGCACCGCATAAAGCAATGCTATTTGGAATGAACGAACTGTCGAACGGTCCCTCTGTAATATAGACTGGAGTTCCTCCTCTGAGGTTATCCAGTCCGTAGATTTTTGGTGCGTCATCATTAATCATCACGGTAATATATTTAACCTTGCTCGGACCTAGAGATCTGCCCTGAAAACCGACCAAAGTGTTCTTATAGAACAAAGGTATAATAATCCTTGGTTCATCATATGTCAAATCATCAAACGTTTTCTTATGAGAATTTGACCATTCTTTAAATTTGTGAGTGTAATAGAATTTATTTGGATCTAGTTTTCTCTTTTCTAGATATTTTTTTGCTATCTCATTCTCTGATGCTTTAGGTAAATCTAACTTAGGTTTAAATTTAGGTGTTTCAAAATTAAACTTTGGTTCTTCTACAACCGTGCCCCTTCCTGTTTGACCTTTTTTAAATCTTTCAAAAACATATTGTTTATGAACAGCAGGATCTATCTTTTTTAAAAAGTTACTTAGTGTCATAGATGAACCACAGTTGTGACATCTAAAATTAACATCTGCTTTTACAGTATAGAAATACCCTCTTGCTTTGTTCTTATGCTTTTGGGAATCTCCACAGATAGGACATCGAAAATTATACAGGTTTGGTTTGACTCGTTTAAACTTTTGCAGTCTAGACGAAACCATACCAATGTATTTGGAATCTACCAAATTCATCAAAGATATCTGATATAGATTTTTATCATAGCATCTTTTTTGGAGAAAGACAAGGTTCCCAATAAAGATATTCTTTAAGGGCAACTGTAGTAATTGATGTCCACTTGACTACCATGTTACTACACTTTAAAAGTGTATACAAATCTTTTCTCATCGTAAGCAAATCGCTTACAATATCTATCTAATTTATTCTTTCGATTGGTGGAGGAGAAAAAGTTGTAGAAACAACTCTCTGTCCTATCGGAGATACTATGAAACTTATTATACTTAACGCACCAAAAATTGACCACATCTTCTTCTCCATCATACGAAGACGATTATCTACCAAGCGAATATCTCTCTCACATCCTGCCTTAATCTCCGAAGTCGAACGTTCCAAATCTTTGTGAAGTGATTCAATCTTCTCGAATAATACCGCATCAATCCTATCCTGCTTATCTAATTTTTCATTATGAACTGCAAGCAGTTCTCCCATTTTGATAGAGTTATCCTGCAGAGCTTCGACAACCTTCTCGACTCTTTCTAGTATGGCAGCATTAACTCC